CCTAACTCAAGAGCTAGTTATGCCATCGGTAGAGGTCTCATCCAGCCCTTTCTTTAAATAATTTACGTTTACAGAGAAAAGTAGCAGTACAGGTATCAGAATAGTACCTGAGGAACCTCAAACCTTATAAGGAGATAAAAATGGCAATTGCCCCATCACCACAATTCCCAGAACGTCAGGGACCTGTGTACGAGCGTAAGCTCAGCCCAGCACAGACCGGTCTTCGTGGACCACTTCGTTTTGAAGAAGGAATTGCAACAGATACAGATGTACCTAATGATTTTGAAGTGGGTATTTCTCAGGGTTATGAAACCCCAGCAGGACGTCCAAATCACAATGTAAATGTATTTGAGAAGCCAGCTGCTGAAACAATGAAAGAACGTGCACACGTAGGATCTGCAGCTTGGGTAGAAGCCCCAACTTACACATCTGAATTCTCTAATGGATCTTTCCAGGATTATGCTGAAGCTAACTTTGAACAAGCAGCTCGCAGCGGTGGTCGCTACCAGCGCATCAATCCTGCTGAGGTCAACGACTAATACATCTAGCAGTATACTTAAGGTCTTGGCTTATGCGTTATGCCTAAGCCATGACCTTATTCTTTATAAGAGGTAAATATGGCAAACGGTCCTGTACCAAAGAATCAAGTTCTTTGGAACAATATAATGCAGCGTATGAAGGCTCGTTATCCTTCTCGCAATGCTAAAGGCATACCCAGCCAACCTGCTAATAGAGAAGCAGCTAAAGAATATAAAAGATTAGGCGGGCAATATGTTGCAAGTAAAGCTGAAGTTCCAGCAAACATGCGTGATAAGAAAGCAGATGCTGTGAAGAAAAAGAAAGCAGCTGTAGCCGCACAAAAGCGTAAGAGCAAGGGATTCTTTAAAGAATGAGTATTGATTTCAGTCCTCCGTCGTATAGAGCGGCGTCATCTGACTTAACTATCTCTATCTCTCCTCTCGGACTTGTAGAACTTGCTGATGAAGAATTTGAAGTACATGGTCCACGTTTAAATCGTTATTCACTTAACTGGGCAATGTATCTAGGCCATCACTGGGCCTATCGTCGTGAGATCGGTGACTCACAGATGGTTTATAACTATTACCGAGCATTTACAGATTACATTATTAATTTCTGCTTTAGTCGTGGTGTTTCATTCCGCAGCCCATATGAAACTGAAGCTGTTGTTCCAGATATCTTAAAGCGTGTCTGGGAAAATGATAACAACAAGCATGCTGTTCTCTGGGAAATGGGACAGCAAGGTGGAGTATCCGGTGACTGCTTTGTTAAAGTAGCCTATGAAGAATCCTTTGTAGACAGTACTGGTAGACCTCATCCAGGAAAAGTTCGTATTCTTCCTCTTAATGCATCATTCTGTTTCCCAGAGTTCCACCCACATGATCGCTCTCGTTTAATTAGATTTAAGCTTAAATATCGCTTCTGGGGCACATCCCTAGAAGGAACACGTCAGGTATATACCTACACTGAAATTCTTACAGATGATCGTATTGAAGAATACATCAATGATGAGTTAATTGACTCACGTCCTAATCCTATTGGTGTAGTTCCTATCATTCATATTGCAAACGTACGCATTTCAGGCTCACCTTGGGGCCTATCAGATTGCCACGACATCATTGTTTTAAACCGTAACTATAATGAAGTAGCAACAGATGTTGCTGACATTATTAACTACCATGCAGCACCAGTTACAGTTATTACTGGAGCAAAGGCTTCTGGTCTAGAAAAGGGACCTAAGAAAGTTTGGGGAGGCCTTCCTAAAGATGCTCAGGTATTTAACCTAGAGGGTGGCGGTCAAGGACTTGAAGGTGCACTTAAATATCTAGAAATGAATAAGCGTGCAATGCACGAAATGGTAGGAGTACCAGAGACTGCTCTTGGTCAAGTACAACCTATCTCTAATACTTCAGGTGTTGCTCTTTCTATTCAGTATCAACCTTTAATGAATCGCTACAATCAAAAGATTGTTCAGTATAGTGAAGGTGTTAAACGTATAAATGAGTTAGTTCTTCTAACTATTGCCTTCAAAGAACCAGATCTACTTAAATATAATCCAGCCTTTAATGGTCCAATCAAAGATGATCAGCTTCCTGTCTTAAAC